ATGAAGCTTATTGAAGCAGCTGACGCTACTAGCATCATTACGACAGTTATCGGGTACTTTACTCAAAACTGGCCTGCTCTTGCAATTCTGATCGGCTTTGGCGTTGGTCTGAAGTTGTTCCGCAGCTTTGGCAATCGTGGCCTTAAAGGTCGTTTCTAGTAGTTCGCGGGATGCACGACTCCCACCACACGTGTGTCCCGCACCTTGCTTAAACTAAATTATGAAGACTATAGAGATTGTACAATTAATAACTCAGACTCTATCTGCTAATTTCTCTTCTCTTTTGGCGATCGTTGCTGTTGGTGCTGGAGTGAAGATAGTTCTGGATATTATTTTCAAGTCGCTTTATTCGGTTACTAATTCTAGGTAGGAGTTCTTCTTATGTCGTCAATGGAGTTACAAACAATTTTAGATAAGTTTCTTGTAAAATTTTTTGTCATTCTATTTTCTGCTGTTATTTGCTGGTATCTAATAAGACGGATTAGCTATTCTGGAGGTGATAGATAAATGAGTTCTAGTGATATTGTCAATTTGATCTATAGTATTATTACTTTTTTCGCTTTAGGCTTTTGCGTTTATTTTATCTATACTGATTTGTTTAAGAATAGGGGTAATAAAAAATGATGATGCTATTCGCTCTATTCTCTATTTTTTTGTTGGTTGTAGTTGTTTTTTCGATTGATGAAGAAAAAGAATATCAGACCTATTTAAGAAAGAAGCTTGAAGATGAAAACAAATAAAAGAGTATTTTATGTTTTGTCTTCTCTTTTGATTTTGTGTTATTCTGTTCTTTCGCCTTTTTATAGTGTTTCTGCTCTCGATGATAAGAAAAATAATCCACCGTTTCATACTACTAAGACTCTTTCTTTAGAATATGGTCCTAATAGTAAAATGGATATTACTAATTATTTAATTACTACTCTCTTTACTGCTAAAGATGTTTATAACCGTAGGATTGTATGGCATTGTCCTGCGATGACTCGCGAACAAGCCTATACTAGTTATAAAAAAGCTATTGCTAATAACTCAGGTTGGCTTATTACTCAGAAGCAAGGTAAAACTACCGTTGCTATTAACTCTTCTAAGGATGATCTCTATTCTTATAGTAATGTGTCTGTTTATTGGTCTGAAATTAAGCCAGATGAACAGATATTGCGATATAATCAATCTCGTGACCCTTATACTGATTATTATTGGTCTTTTAACTCCTCTATTCGTTCTAGCGTCAATGTTCTCCACTTGAGTTATTCTAATCGCGATGAGTCTATTCACATTGGCTGTGATAAGCCTGGTGGTACTGCTGTTCGATTGTCGGCTGATCATCTTAACTTATCTGACTATAATATAAAAAAAGGTGAGTCTAGTAGAATCTCTACTTTTTTGAATACTTTTCCCTATAAGCTTGATAAGTCTATCACTTGGGATATTGGTACTATCCCTGATTCTTTACAACAGACTTTATATCCACACTTTGAATATGACTTGAAGCATCTTAAACTTAAACTGAAGCATCTTAAAGAAAAGGATTCTATACAGTTTCCTAATGCTTGGGCTAGTTACGATAACCAAAAAGGTTATTATATAGCCGATAAGTCTGATTATTATTTGCAGTTTACTGTTCAGAATCGTAAAGGTGGTGATGTGGTTAAGAATGGTTTGCAGTATGTGCGAGCTGGTGGCTTTGTCGATTTTGAATTACCTGATCTTGGTGAATATTCTGTTACTGCTAAGTATACTATTAAGGTTTGTTATGCTCATTCTTATGACAGAGATAAAACTATAACGCCTGCTGAGGGTGATTACTGTTTTTATACTCCACCAGATGAGAAGCAGAATATTAAATATGGTGAGCGTACTCTTTATTTGAAAGCTGACGGATCCGTAAAGTCTGGTAGTACTGTAGGTCTAGATTGCCCTTATGGTTTTTGTTCTGAATTGAAGCAGAAGCCAAAATATGAGGATTGTTCTCAATATGATTGGCAGTTTGGTGGTATCAAGATTCCGTCTCCAGGTTCGATCGCTTGTGCTGTTCGTAATTCTTTTGTTTGGTTCTTTACGGATTTTATTTTTGGTATTATCTTTCCAAAAATTGAAGATCTTCAAACACTATGGGATGATTTATTGAATACTATTATTGATCGATTGGGCTTTTTAGCCCTGCCTTTTACCTTTATAAAAGGTGTATTTACTACAGTACAGGCTATGACTGCTACTAATAATACATGTGCGATGAGTCTTACTGTTTTTGGCTCTACTGCTAATCTTGAGTTATGTAAATGGCGTTATCAATTACCTGCTCTTTGGTCATTTATGCAGATATTTCTTCAAGGTGGTATAGCTATTGGCTTTTTGTGGACTTGCTACAGACTAGCCAATCGGTTCTTTGGTATTTATGTAGAGGATTATGAAGAAGAAGATCACGAAACTTACCTTGGTCGCTGGCATGATGAGCGTACTGGTGAGTATGGCGATTGGGAGAAGTTTAGGAAGGATTAGTTATGATAGTAATGTTTATTTTATCGTTTATCGTCGTTATCATTAAATTCATTTTATCTCTTATATTGATTCCTGCTGCTCCATTAGTCTTTCTTAACGCTATCAATAACGTTGTTCCTTATTTTGCCTTTCCTATCGTTGTTCTGAGAAATTATATAGGTGATACATTCTTCGCTACAATGCTCGTTATGATCGTTACTAGTATTACTGTATTTATAGCAATACGTCCTGTTCTTTGGTTTTATAACAAGGTGAGGGGTCATTAATGCCTAATATTTTACCATTTGTTTCTAAGTCTTTATCTTTCGATAAAGAAGCTATTAGAGAAAATAAACGCAACCTTAAGGATCCAGATTACTTTCGCCCCTCAGGTATTCAGACCTTTTTCGGTGAACAAGGTGACGGCAAGACTATAACTCTAATTCATTTTTATAAGAAAATTGCAAAACGATATCCAAAAGCTATTGTTGTTTCTAACATCATATTAAAAGATCGTACCGCCCTTAAGTTTGATGGATCTTTGGATAGATTAAAGTCTATCCTCTCTCGTGAGATCGATACTGTTTCTAGCTATATTTACTATTCTTCATTAGAAGAATATGCACTTGTCAATCAGTGTGTTCGCAATGGCAAATATGGCGTAATAATAATTACAGATGAATATCAAAATTATTTTTCTAATCAGGATTCTCGTAACGTTCCACCTTGGGTCATTCATCAGGCCGCTCAGAATCGTAAACAGAAACGGATCCACCTTGTCACCTCTCAGGATTATGATCAATTGGTAAAGGCCGTGCGTCGTCGTTCGGATATTGCCTTCAAATGCAAGTCTTTCGCTCTTCCATTCGGCTTGTCTGCTGGCCCTATTTTTACAATTTACTGGGCGTTTATCGCTAAGAAGCTGGAGTTTGATAACAACGGCAAGCGTGTTGACGGATCGCGTCCTCTTAAAATGGGATTTTTCTTCCAGTCGCAAGCGTTGCGTGATTCATACGATACCAATCAGGTTGTATTTACTGGCTCTCAAGCTGACGGCGTCTATCTCGCCTCACAGCCTACTGTCACGGTGAAGAAATTGGCTGTTCCCCTTAAAAGGCGAAAGGGGGTGTTTTCCAGGTAGAAGCGACTCTCTGATCGGCGCGAAAAGTTGGCTTTTCGCGTCCGGGCGGTGTCTATAGGTTCCCGCCCGTAGGGCTACTTGATAACCCAACACTTAACAAGCGTTTATAGAGGTAAACAACACATAAAAAATAACATATTGGGGGTATGTTTTATGAATCAATCTTTAACTGTAATTGAACACATTACAAAGGAATACCCTAACAATATGTATAAAGTTACTATCTTTAATAATCCTTTAGTACTTCCACGGCCTAAGTTGGGTCATAAGCCTAATAGGGATTCTGAGAAGCCATCAGATAAAGCTATTGAAGAATCTCTTCGCCGTACACGTACAACTATTTTTGATTATGCCTTATCTAACAACTTCTCTTACTTTGTTACTTTTACTTTCAATCCTAAGAAGGTCGATAGATATTCTATAGAAGCTACTTTTAATACTATGAAGTACTGGCTCAATCGTCAGAAAAAGCACTCTCCTGATTTTGCATACGTGATCGTACCAGAGTTCCATAAGGATGGTGCTATCCACTTCCATGCTTTAATTCGTGATTATAACGCCGAATTAAAGTCTACTAATGTTTTCCAAAATGGTAAACGCGTTTACAATCTTACTGGCTTTACTGCTGGATTTACAAACGCTCAGAAGCTTGATGATGATCAGACTAAAGCCGCGGCTTATCTCACTAAGTATATTACTAAAGATATGCTTAATCGATTCAATAAGCGTCGCTATTGGGCCTCTAAGAATCTATGCAAGCCTGTAAAACATTATGAGTCATTAGATGAATTAAAATTAAGTCAGTATATTCACGATGATAATTTAATGTTTCATTCTGATGCATATAATTTATCAATTTATCAATTCAAGCGTAATTTGGATATCGATTCTATTTATGATTTATTAGTCGATAGAGATGTAGATTTGACTTCTTCAGTCGCTATTAATATTAAACTTCGTCAAGCATCATTGCCTACTATTTTCAAACAGACTCGCCCTCTTCCACCTTAATTTTTTGTTTTTAGGTAATCTTCTATAATTTTCTTTATTTCTGTAGTTCTATTATAGGTTCCTATTGTACAGAATGCTGCCATTACTATTATTACAACCACTAGAAATGCTATTAGCGCTACTATTGCAATTATAATTTCTGGTTGATTTAGGTTTAATTCCATGTTTATTACCTTTTTTTGTTTTTTTTAAGATTAATTTCTAATTGCATTATATAACATAAATTGGAGGGTAGAAAGTGATTCTTTATGAAAATATCTGAAGCCTTTAAGCTTTATATTTGCGATTATGTATTAAGGGCTGGCAAGTCTATTAATACTGAATCTAGTTATTTAAATATCAGTAAGTCCTTGATCTCATTCTTTGGGGATGTGGATATTGAAAGTTTGTCTTTTTCGGATTTTAGAGATTGGCACAACTTTGTTTCATCTCGATGGAGATCTAATACCGTTCGTAATGCTATCTCTTGCATTCGTATGGTTTTAAAGATGGCCGCAAGGAGAGGATTTAATGTTATGGATTATGAAGAGTTAGTCGTTCCTAAGCGTGAGAAGTACGTTATTCAATACTTATTACCAGAGGAGATTGAGGATTTTATTTCTGTTGCCTCTCGTCAATGTAGAGGCTATGGATCCATGAATCGATTGCGCAACATTGCAATATTGCGTTTGTTGGCCGCATCGGGTATTCGTGTTTCTGAGTTAGTATCCTTGAATCGCAATAGTATTCGTCATCGTAAATTTACGGTCATCGGAAAGAGTAAGAATCCTCGTGTTGTTTTTATTGATGAAGCTACTGAAGATGCTATAAATAATTATTTAGCTTGTCGCACTGACGACAACTCTGCCCTCTTTATTTCTCATCAAGGCGCTCGATCTCGTCTTACTACTGGCGGTGTTCGTCGTATATTTGAATCTATTTGCGATAATTCAGACTTTATTAACGTAACCCCTCATACTATCCGCCATTCGTTTGCTACAATGCTTTTAGATAAAGGTATTGAATTATGCTATATTTCGGATCTATTGGGTCATCAGAGTCTAGATACAACGCGTATTTATACACACTATACTAATACAAAATTACAACATATTTATGATTCAGTTATGACTTAAATGTGTTATTATATATGTAGTTAGTAACTTTTACAGAGTATTCCATTGACGTTGAAGAGGTGAGAGGTTCGAATCCTCTATTGCCCACCAGATACGATAAATAAACCTCGTCGATAGTAGACGAGGCTTTTTATAGATAGAGTTAGTTAATACAAAAAACAATCAAACCTACAGATTTTCCGCACAGACCTTGACTTTATTCAATAAGTATGTTAGAATTTGGAACATGAGTAAATATGACTCGCCTAATTTAGACACAAAAAAGCCACAACATTGTTCTTTATTGAGCAAGACCAAAATTCACTACGAATACAACAAGAAGATTAACGAAGAAAGATCTATACTTAGTTAAGTTTCTATATTTACGAAGCAATCGCCTCTAGAATGAGGCGATTTTTGTTTTACACAGTACTTTTCCACTGGATTTTTTTATAGCTATATGTCAATATATTGATATGATATGTATAAAATGTTTTCACGGAAAAACCCACATAACAAATTCTCGTCAAAATAAAAAATACCCAATAACCTGGCGCAGACATATATGCGACCAATGTGGCTATTCTTTTACAACCTACGAAAAGCCTGTGATTGACCTCATTGTTATATCACAAAATGGCAAGAAAAATAATTTTTCTATAGGAAAGCTAATGCTTAGTATTGCGCGAAGTTTTAATCATGACGATAGATTAGCAGCCTCATATAGTTACGACTTAGCCAATACTATACAAGACAAGTTGACGCTTTTACAAAACGAGTACACGATATCGCCACAATATATCGCCGAAATAACTCACTCGACATTACAGAATTTTGATCAAATAGCCGCACTGCAATACGCAGCACAACACAATCTTATTACTCCCCAGAGGAAGAAGCGTCGGGGTCGCCCTTCTTTTTCTTATTCTGAGCACGACTCTGATCATTCATCTCCACTGTAG